CAAGTAGTATAGGCCCTATTACCACCACCGTTTCAATGGCCACCCCCCCATGGTTCCAAACCGTTCTGGACCGTGCACCCAGGATGACGCACCAGATCTGCTGTATTACCAGTGAAAAACCGTGGTAAACGGTGGTAATTGATGGTTTGCCATGGTATCTACTGTGGCTCAAAGTGAGCGAACCGTGGTCATATGGTTTGGAAACGGTGAGAACGGTGGCGAAATGGGTGTTGGGAGACAGGTTGACAGGAGGTGCCAAACCTTCGTGTCATACCTATCCTTATCCATCATATCCTCTGCTCCTTTACAGCGTTATGACAGCGTCGTATTGGCTCGTTTGTGTGCTATTCTTCCAGGATGTCTATCAGCAATTGGTTCCTCAAGTGTGGGGCCAGTCTGTCGCCCCAGATGTGATACACCAGATGCTTGAAGTCCCTGCTGTTGATGTACTCGTCTATGTCTTGTGTGTGTTCTGTTTCAACATTCACCATGCCGTTGATGCGTTTGGATTCGCAGTAGTCCAGTGTGTGTTGCTGTATGCGTTCCCAGGTTATGGTGTCCGAGATGTAGGCGTCCAGGTGTTGGGTAAGTGTGAATTTGATTTCCTGTGTCATTGCGCGAAGAGATCCCCCCAGTCAGCTCTGCAAGGAGTAGGGGCGGGGGGATCCATTGTGTGCGGTCACTTATAAGTCATTGGCACGTGTATGAGAGCCTTGACACCGCACGCAATCCTATTTAATCTATCACGGAATGCCCACGTCCACGTAGGCATTGGTTCACACGAGCCCGGTACTTGCTCTCACGCTTGGGCACGATGCCCAGTGTGGCGTAGTGGAAGTAGGCGCCCCAGCCCTGGTTCAGTGTGTCATAGATCCTGAACGTGTGTTCATCAGCGTACTGGCGGCAGTGCTGTATGTCATTGGTGAGTCGTTCCGCCTGGCTGGTGTCAAAGGTGCCTGATCGGCCCACTGTGTCTATGCGTGGGTTGTAACCGCACGCTGTGAGTGAGATCAACATCGTGATCGTTATAATTGTCTTTGCTGTCTTCATTGGGTCCTCCTTGCTTGACCTTGTTGTTGTTGGTCACGCACCCTTCGTTTTGTAATGGAGCACATTGGCGAACGGTGCGTGATAGTGTCATTATAGCATGGATGCCGGGGCAGGTCAACCGGACATGGTAATCTAATCGCGGTCACGGCAGGTGTTAAATACTGTTGGTTGCTTGGCTACCTATCGATCTATAGTTGCCATGCTACAATCCTAAAGACGCCAGGCAACCCATTCTAATCCCTTCCCAAAACACACCTTTAAACGCACACAGACGCACGCACACACAAAAGATTTGACATCTGTTAGTCTGATCATATATAGTTACGTATCAGGCAATTATAGGCAATTTTCAGGCACACATAGCAACACCAGAACTTTCGAAGAGTTGATCGCACCCTCTGATTGCGTAGGCCAGTTGCGACCGAACTTGTTAGGCTTTGACAAGCGAATCTATGAGCAGTGATGCTGACGCATTTTGATGACTTTTGTGCGTCAGGCTTTGCGAACTATGACTCGGAGTTGACCACGGTTCACCTGGTGTTCGCAATGACGGAAGTCGGAGGGCCTCTTGGAGGCTTGGTAAGATACGAAACACCCTCTACCACAACGCTTGGATGTAGTGAACCTAACTAGGGAAGATTTTGCTAAAAGTCTTCTTGCGGCGGAGCAGGAAAAGAAAAAGGACGCCAGTCCTTTTTGAGTGAGTGTAACTCACTCCCACACTGTGACACGGGATTGGGTGCCAGTGCCCCATCAAAGGATATGCCAGAAATTGGGACACTGACGGTTCATATCGGGAGATATTGAACATGGGTATTTAAGTGAGTCGCCAACTGCAATGATGGCACCAACGACGGTGCGTCCTACGGGGATTGAATGATATCGTGTGTGGATTGCCACAGTCAACACCGGGTTTGCGGCATCGCCGCCTGTTGGGCCATCTCACCTCGGGCACTCCTGATGGACCCCCACGTCCCTGTGTCCTTGACAGCACCCACCTGCTGCCCAATTGCTCTATGATCCGGTTGAATCTTTTCCTGTTCATCTGCCCACTGACCTCGCCAGTATTTAAATATTCGCAATGACGGGTGGTAAAGAAGCGGTGGTGTGGTTCAATGGTCCGTCAGCGCGTGATCTACATCCGATACCCCGCCAAGCACTGGAGATAGGTTGCAACTTCATAGAACAGCACCGTGACGTGGATCATGTGTGTGCCTATGACCAAGACGTGATCTTGCGATTGCCCGCACGATCCGGAGTGCGATATTGGACACGGCGTAATTTCACCACGGATCAATTCCAACTCACCCCCAGTGTGATCAACTACAGTTGTTCCGGCACAATGGCCATAAGATTGGCCTGCCACTTGGCGGTGGAACGCATCTATGTGATCGGCTGTGACTGGGAACACACCAACGCCAGCATATACGATTCAGCATACACCTGGAGGCACCAACTGCCCAGGAAGTACACGCTGGCGAGGCGTGAGACCCTGGTAAAGACCGCCCGTGAGACAGAATTGGTGTTGGTGAGTGATCGCAGGGTGCCCTATGCAGGTGTGCGGTCTATGTCAGTGAAAGATTTCCTGGAGAAGATTAAGAACTAGGCACTTCCGTGTTGTCGTCGAAGTATCTCCATACGCCACCCGAGTAGTACGCGGGTTTTGTGACTGTTGAGTCACCATCGCTCAGCATGGCCATCATGCCATCCGCCAAACCCGATACAGCATATGCGGCCGATCTGGTTATGGGATTCAACTTGACTATGTCCTCCACGGCCACTATGCCCGTTGCGGGGTCTAGGGTCAGGTCGGTTGATGTGCTACTGTTGATCTCGTCCGGCATCTGTGCGGAAGGTATCTTGGTCGAGGTGTCCAGTGATGCCACGCCATTGACCGCGCCCCGGCCATTTATCACGTTCTGTAATTCTATCAGTGCGTTGTATAATTCAACACGCGCTTCCGCTGGTGAATCCAAGGCACTGTCTAAGTTTGCTGTTGTTACGTTTCCTACTGTGGCCCAAGCCATTGTGTTCCTCCTGTTTTGTTATTTAATTATAGCAAGGTCCATAGTCCCTCGTCAAAATCCTGTTCGAATGATTTACCACTGGTGTGCGTGGTCTGGCACTGGTATCTCTGTCCACGATACACCCTGATCTCATCAACGGTCTGCGCGGTCTGTTCAACCCATGGTGCCACGTCAATGTATTCCTGTGCGGGCACTGAGGTCACGGTTTCGTTGATGTAAGGCAGTGTGTACTGTCCACCACTGCCGCCGAATGGTGCGTTGAGTATGTTGACATCACCGGCCACGACCACCGTGTCTCCCATGCCGGTGTAGCCGATGTAAGGTATGCCCTTGACCACCAATTCCACGGCCGGGTTGGGCGTGCTGTTGGTCTCGTCCACGGAGTAATGGACCCAGTGCCTGTTCCTGTGTAGCATGTAATCCGTGTATTGGAACTGGAATCCCTGTGAAATGTAACGCTCGGTGTTGATCATGTCAACGCCCGGCTGTAGGCCACTGCCATAGAACAGCCTCACAGGCGCACCATCCGCCACCGCTTGAGCGTTGTTCTCGAAGTAGATGGTGTAAGTGGCGTCCGTTATGTCACTGTCACTGGTGTGCACCACATCCGGCAACCAAACCTTAAGTGCCACGCTGTAGAGGACCCTGTTCTGCGGATCTTGGTCCTGTCCAGTGGCCGCCGTCACCGGTATCTCTATGGTGGTCCCAAATGTCTCGGTGTTGGTTGTGAGGTTGGTGTCATAGAACTGTGATCCCCAAGCATTGGTCTCTGTGTTGAAAGGCTGTGCCGTGGTGGGCGCCTCGCCATTCAATATGTACTGATATTTGACCTGTGTGGGTGTTGTGCTGTCAGCGGTGGTCACGTTGCTGACATCAATCTTCAATGTGCCAGTGAATTTAGTGTCAAGATCGATGTAGATCGGAGCACCCTCCTCGCCCACGCTGTTTGAAGTGAATCCGGTGCTAATGCTCTTGATCACGATCGGATCCGACTGCGAACCAGTTGGTGTGTCCTTGAAAGTTACCGTCCTTACGCCAGATTGCAGGTCACCCCTCTCCAACAAGGCCACCTTGTTGGGAATGTTCAAAAGAGGATTGGTGGTATCCCGCGCCACGTTCACCACGGCCAACACACCCTTGCTGAACTGTGTGTCCCTCGCGTCTGTGGTGTAGTTGATCACCCGGGCGTTGTTACCACTGCCAACAGAATACTTGCTGGTGAAAGGTCTGGTGTAATTGGTCAGGCGTCTATTGCGCTGTTGTATCCAGTTACCATAGGTTGTGCTCTTCTGTAGGTATCCTTGCCTGAAGAAACTTTGGGTATCACCGTTGCTGATTATGACCGGGTTCGTCCTGCCACTGTCGTGATACAAGGTGATTGTTCTGTCACCGGTGACACGCACATATTTCTTTCCCGACAGCACCATGTAGTGCCTCGATATAGAAAGGCTGTGTCTCTTGTAGTAGTTGCTGTTGTTGCCGGTTGTGGGGAATTCTTGTCCCACCCTGACGAAAACCTGATCACCTGTGGTGAGCTCATGGTTGTCACGCGTGGTTATCTCTGCCTGTCCTGTGCTGTCTCGACCGATCACTTCTATATGAACCACACCCTCGTTATACCTGAAATCTGAATCATAGTAACTCGATGGTGGATATGTGTCATAACCTGAGGAATAGAAACCACCCGCATACTTGGTTCCAAGATTGAGATCCCATTCATAGTAAGGCATGCCCATCATGTGTGCGTCATCATCGGCGTTCCTGAACAATCTCTCTTCCATAAATTCCTGGCTGAGTTGGTAAAGAATCTTCTTGATGCCCCGGGGCCTGAATCCCTGGTTGTACTGTGCGTTGGCACTGGTGCTGTCCACTTTCGTGGTGTCGATCAGTGCCTGTGACTCGGTCTTTTCTGTTGCTGGCAAGTAGCCCTTGGATGGCACCTTGACATTGAAACTTGTGGTCGTTAATTCGGTCACGGAGGCCTGGCCCTTGGCATTGCTATCATAAAGTGTGCCAAAACCCAACGGTTTCAAGAACGCCACATCGCCATCTTGCTTGTGTACCTGCTGGGCATTGGTTTCGTCATCATTACCACCCCAGTAAGGTAGGCTAGGTGTTTCTAACCCCCCATAATCTGTGCCGCCAGAATTGTAAGGATACAGGAAACCGTCCGTCGTGGTCACCGTTATCTTCTTGAAACCCTTGGTTGGTGCTCCAAAATCCACCGTGCCCGTCGTGACATCTATCGTGTTTGAAGGCGCCACGAACCATCTTGACCAATCACCCCACGTGTTTGGTATCAGTCTCAGTTGTCTTGGTTTCATGTTGGCGTTTGATGCGATTGGCAGGTAGAGCAAGGTGTTGACGTCCCACTTGTCTCCGGCCGATCCGCTCGTGCTTGGTGTGGACTTGGCGGCCTCGATCAGATACCTCTGATCACTGGCCTCTAGCGTGTCGCCAGTGAACTCATCTTTTCTTATCCTCAATTCCGTGATCCTGGTGTTGAGCAATTGGTAGTTTCCTGTGCTGTTACCACCAATCACGAGGTCTGCCGTATCTGTCAAGATACCCGCACTGTCTATGACATGTGTCACACCTAATGTGTCATTCTTGAAAAGTTTGATATTGGTACCATCAAATGTTATCTTAATTTTTTCAATCTGGTCATTGAACAATTTTAATTCATCGCCTGAACTTGTGAAACTGTTGGTTCCTGCTCCTGTCTTATACCTGAAATTTATTTTATTATTGCTGTCAACAAACACTGCCCAGTTCTGTGTGGTGTCAGAATCATCTTCTCCCTGTGCAATCACCCAACCCTCGTTGGCTGTCTGGAAATTTGTTGTGCTGGTGCTGTCAGTTAGTACGTTGATGCCAAATTCAATAGTGAACGCATCGCGGTCGTGTAGTTTTAGACTGTTGGTGTAAGTTATCTTCCAGTAGGCAGTGCTGGATTCACCAAACGTGGTGCCATTGGCGTCTGCGGTGGCGCCATTCTGTGCCGTTATCGTGTGGTAGTGGTTGGCACCTGATCCTAGGTCATCCCACCTACAGTAATCCTCTGGGTAGTAGATCTTGTCTATGCTGTCATACCATCCGCTGTTGATCGGCATTATAGTTCTCCCGCTCCTGTTTGTCCTGCGCTGTTACCAATACCCCCCGCGGCCGGTCCACCTGAACTGAAACTACCAACGTTAACGTAGGTCTCCACATCGAATGGTACTAGACTATTACTTAATGGTGTGCCATACACGGGCACGTTATTTGAAGTGGCCAATGTCTTGGCACTGAAACTGCCGGAAGGTGATTTTGATCTCACCGCTATGGTTATGCTACCACCGGCCGGTATCTCTTCCGCACGTATCTTGAATTCCCGTGACGTGGTCTCTCCCAACAACCTAGTACCAAAGTTCTGGTTGTTCTGTGTCACGGCCTCTATAGATATCTCGTATGAATTTGAACCTGCGGTTTGGCTCTTGTCTTGCCAACGCACCACCATGTCCGTGGTTGCGGTGAAAAGATCAGCCGCGTCCCTACGAATCTTGTTGATTGTTACTCCTTCGGGTGCTTTGATGCTGGTGTCTTGGTTGTTCACGATTGGTTCCCTTGTTCTGATTAGATCAGTGATGACATCTACAAAATTATCAACCTCGAAATCATAATCATCTGGGTTGTGCCTTATACCAGTGATTTCAATCTGTCCTGCAACTGTCAGAAGCACATCCGTGACCCTGTAAAGGTTGTCAAAACCACCATACGAACTGTTTACACGAATGATGTCACCTGGGATGATGTTGGCATTGCTGTCCGGTGTTTGGAAACTGATGGTTTCCCTGTTCCTGCTCTTTTCAAGTGTTACCTTTGCATAAACCAAAGCGTCCCTTGGCATAAAGATACCGGTGTTTGTGATCTCTGCTGTCAGTTCTTGATTGTTGTCTTCCTCCAACAAACTGGCATAGAGTGTGCTACCTTTCTCTGGATACACTTGACTGTTGCTTTTGCTCTTGTCTTCGAAATCTGGATAATTGACTTTGACTTGATTGAAAGTATTTTCTAACGTTGCACCTTTGAGCGATATATTACCAACTATATCATCATCTGTAAATGTTCTACCATCGCCGTCACATTCAGATTTTAGCGTGGCCACGCTTGGTATGTCAAAACTGTTCTGCTGGTTACCACCATTTTCCATAATGATCCTAAACTTACCGTTGACGTAGGTCATTATCGCGCCCATGCTCCGCAACATTAGATTAATGTTATCGAGATATGACCTACTAGGATAGATCTTGAACTGCCTGTTATATGGTGTGTTGATGAATGCAACCTTACCAGATTCATTATAACCTGGATATACCTGTCCGTCCGATGTGGTCGGTTTAAGAAAAAATCTTAAGGCATTGTAAATGATACCATCTTGTTGATCTATAAATCCACCCTGACTGGGTTTGAATAAAATTTCAAGTATTCTAAAAAAATTGCCAAATAAACCTGTGAGACCAGTCTTACTTGTATAATTCCTGTAAACCCTACACACCTGTGCGGCCTTGACCCAACTATCCTTATCGAACTTGGCAAGTGGTATGCCGGCGCCGTAGTAAGGATTCAACATGTAATCTAACAAATGATGTACTGGATTTGTGGTTGGTGCAAAACCTGGCTCGTAGTCGTTATGCACTCCTTGGTGCTGATAACCACTAGCGAATACAGTATCCCACTGGTCTGTGGCTATCGTGTCTTCAGCCTGCGGCCTTGAAACGATGTCTGGCACATTCCTGCCCTCGATGACCACTTTTATTTGTGGTAAACCATTATAAGGATTTTTGTGGGCCTTGTTATAGATGTCACCATATTCTTCATTGAATAATTGGAATTGGAACACACCATAACTGATACCAGGCATTCTAAAATTCCATTCACTGCCACCTTGTCTCGCCAAAGAACTGACCGGTTGGTTATCACTTCCATCAAAGAACTGCATCTTTAATCTGCCCGAGTACCTGCCCTCGAATGGTGTATAGATGCCAGGTTGTTCACCATTGAATCCTTGTGCCAGCATTGTGTTCCTATCTGTGTTCCATGCATTTTGTTGGGCTGTTGTATAACCGCTAATACCACTGCTATAGACATCACCAGTTGCCCTTTCAGACACCGATGCTATTGGATACCCGGTATCAGGTAACGTAGCGTAGGTACTAGAATTAGCCGCTCTGGTCATGTAAGTACGGCCAATCATTTCATTGTCTATCTCCACATCGTGGATGAAACTACCGCACATTCCTGACTGCCCCAACCCAGTGCCCAAAGCACCTATAACGGTCAAGAAATCATTTTTTGGACCATGCACCTTCACATAAACTGGTATCGGCGAGGTCTCTACCCTCCTGCCGTACAACACAGGTATTGGTGAATTTGATGCGTTGTAGTTGACGGTAAGTGATTGATTGATGTCCGCAGTTGTGTCTGGTATCTGTATGTCTGGCACACCAAATCCACCAGTGAATGGTGATGTCACTATGTTGATAGCGGCCTTGGCTGTGTCCGTTACAAGATCTATACCAAAATCAACTGCCTTCTTTATTGGCCTGAATATTTTCTTAAATAATCCCATTAATCAAGTCCCCATTTTACACCGGTCAAATTAATTTGAGCAAATTGCATGCTGTTATCATTTGGATACTTGGTCTGGTGACTGCTTGTGGTGGTGAAACCGTAGAGGCTTTTCTTTTCAAAAGCCGCAAACACACTACCACACTGCAATGACAATGTGCCAGAATCTTTGGCCAGTGAATAATTGAAACTGTTTATGGTTCCATCGAACACTTCGTAGACCCTTTCATTGATGTTGGCACTGTCTTGGTGTGTGTCTAGGTCAGAACCGGTGCCTATTATCACTGCCTTGTGTAACAAAACCGTAGCACCAACGAATTTGCTGTTCAATATGTCGCCTGTTAGTGTGGGATCGATACCAGTGAACAAAAGATCAAACTGGTCATTCACCGCAGTGCTTGATTCCTGCACCGCGCTGTGCCCGATGTAGCCAAAGTCGGCCTTGTAGGTGATTGAATCATAGGTGAGGTCATATTCATTGTTGGTGAAAAACAAATCATTTGAAATACGTGCACCTGTTGTGGCAGATATCAATCGACCGCCATCATTGGCAGTAATTTTTACAAGATCCACAACCTTCTTGCTTCGCTCGGCAAGGTTATCCTTCAGTGTCTCCTGTAGTCCTCTGGTCATTATAAACTCTCTCTTACGTCTATCTCATATTCATACACATTATCGACGTTGGTCTTGAATTCTTGCACGTCGTTCTGTAATCTAACTTTCATGGTGACATCTTCTGTGATGGTGTTCTCACTCAATGTCAGCGCAGTGGTCAGCGCTGGGAATATGTCAATGGTGGTGGCCACTGTGTTCGATAAGGTCACATCTGCGGTCAGTGTATACACTTTGTCATGGTTGTCAAACTTGATTAGGTCTCCGGCCTTTAGTGTGCCTGATCCTGAAGGCGTGACGCCGATGGTGGTCGAACCAACAGCCGCTGTGGAAGTGACCGGCAGTGCGGTCGCGCTGGCGTTTGAAAAAGTGCCCTTGGTTGAATTGATCTGTGGTGGTTTGATCGTGAAAGTGTCAAACGTTCCCTTCTGCTGTATCAGGAATGCCCATATGCTGTCAAAATCACCTCGCACCAATGGCACAGACTTCAAAGTCATGCTCCAGTAGTGTCCGCCTAGATCTTTGGAATAGATCTTGTTGGTCAAAGTTTCCGTTGTCACGATGTTATTGTTGCTCTGCCAATTCATCGTCGTAAAATTTGCTGTTGGAAATGTTCCTGACATTATATCCTCCTACCTTGTCTGTTCAATGCATCATTTATGATGTTGGTTATCAATCCCCTACGCTGTACCAACATGCTGTCAAAACTTGTGGCATCAGTGGCAGATATATTGAAGTTTACAATCACTTCACCACCAATCGCCCTTCCAGATGCTTCATTTGATACCACGGTGCCTGCTGTGTTTGGAACGAACAGTTCTGGTCCTCGCTCTCCAACCAGGTAAGCACCACCGGTGCCCACGTTGCCGCCCATGGCCCTGGCTCCCCGGTAGCCTATGGCACCGCCCTCGGAAAAACCTCCAAGGCCAAACAATGCCAATATTGCCCTTAGACCAATCTCGGTCCTCAATGAACTGTTCAATTGATCCTGCGCTTGTTTCTGTTTGAATATGGCATCTCTGATCTTTTCTATGACCGGTCTGATCTGATCCAGGATAAGGATCTGCACACCCAACGAAACGATGCCGGATATCAGTTCTCTCACAATGGTCTTGGCCAGATCGCTCAATGCCTGTTGTAGGTTTTTGGCATCAACTATGGCACCCGCAACCGCATCACCTATGCCTCTGGTGAAAGTGAAGAAGGCCTGTTCGGCAAGATTTATTGCCCCTGTTGTAAGGTTAATTTTTTTATCTAATTCGTCAAATTTTTCTACCAGTGCGACTTGAAATACCACATTGCCCAGAGCACGAAGTCTTACTACAAATTTGTTAAGCGATCCATCGGCGTCACGAAGATTTTTATCCATTTCCTTGACGGCTTGATTAATCTTTTCTAATTGTTCCGCGTCTGCTTCCAGAGTGCTTTCTAATTTGACCGCGTTTTTTTCAAACTGTTTAAGTATTTTGTCTACAGCAAAGTAACCGGCTCCTATAGCGGCACCTAAGCCTAATAATTTGGCCAAAGGGCCTAATAATTTTTGTAGTCCTTTGAAAAGAGTACCGCCAGGTATGATTGAAGTTTTAAGTTTTGATAAAGCGACATTGATGACCGCTATTCCACCCGCGGCACGAATCGCGGCGGCACCAAATTTTAGAAATATTCTTGCCAAAGCCAACGAAGCAATGATTTTGAAATTTTTGGCTAATACCAGAAGTATGTCCGCGGTGGTCTTTAATGCGGCACCTACTTGTATGCCAATTGTCCTACCTAATTCTTTAAAATCATCAACACCACCAGACGCCTCTTTGACAAGTTCGGTTAATGTTGGTAGAAATCCTCGCCCGATTGTATCAGCCGTGCTAGACAATGCGTCATTTAAGTTGGATACTGCCTGCGAATAGTTCGTGGTCAATCTTGCCGCACTGCCACCAAATGATCTCTCTAAACTAAAACTTAGGGCATCAAGTATAAGTTTTGCACCTTCTGTGGTCTGTCCAACTTTGGATATTTCTAGTCTTGAAATACCTAAAGTTTTTGACAACATATCAAAAACAGGAATTCCTCTATCTGCCAATCTGTTTAAATCTTCTAATCCAAGTCCACCTGCTGTTGTTCTTGCGAATAGATCAGTTATGGCTTGTAACGTTCCAATCCTGTCTGTGGTCACTGAAGCAACATCTTGGAACAATGTCAATAATTCTGTTGTGGGTTCAATGCCCGCGCCTTTTAATTTTATAAAAGTGTTTGTAAGATCCTGTACTTCAAATATGGAAGATTTGGCAAAATCTAAAATGAAATTGAAACTTTTTCTACCATTCTCAATGGAACCTGTCACTGATGACAACGCTACCCTTAGGTCTTCGAATTGGCTGGCGGTATTGATTATGAATCGACCAATCCTTACGGCACCCAAAGCGGCGAAACCGGCGACCGCGGCTCTAACGACCTTGCCCAATGACAGACTGCTCCTAGACAGATTGTTTACATTGTCATTGAGTCGTCCCAGAGCCTGCTGGTTCTTGACAACTAGTTCTAAAATCAGTTTTTCTGTTTTAGCCATTATCTTCGCCTCCTAGGTACTGGTGGGGGTCTAGGTGAAGCACTCTGTTTCTTCTCTTGATCATTTTCATACTTCATATACCCCAACCATAAGTCCATTTCCAATGTCGACAACTGTATGATCTCTTCAACAGATTTGTTCAATCTGTCCGCCAGCATCATTACAAATCTCAACTCAACATTGGTTTTTATTCCTTTGCTATGTTGGCCTGTGTGTCAGTCAATTTGGCATTGTTGATCACTGTGCAAACGCTAACAATAACATTTGGGTCTGCCTCGTGCATCAATTTGATCCTGTCGGCGTCCTGGAACATTCTCTTTCCATCCTGGTCCAGTGCCTTGGCGATCAAACTTTCCACCAATGCTTCCACCGTCTTGCCCTGCGCCTGCAGTTCAATGACTTTGGCCTCCGTTTTGAAAGGATACGTCGTTCTGTAGTAGATGTCAGTGTCCCATTCTTCAACGTGTAATTTTTTCAATTCACCACCAATGCTAGACTGATAGTGTTTTGAGATCTTTTCTGTTATGTTCATCTATATCTCCTGATAGGTTGTTTTATGTTCTCGATCGCAGGTCTCACCACACCATTGGGTGCCTGTTTACTGCGACCCCTTTCCAGTGCGCCAGCATAAGGTTGTGGATTGGTCAATCTGTATTTCGTTCCCGATCCTGACTTACGCCAACTCTTCTTGAATAGGCCAGACCTCACTGGTGATCTGTCCCTCACGTCATCTAGAACGGCGTCAGTGACGCCCTCGGCCGCGGCCTCAATTATGACCTTGACCTTACGCTTCATGCTGTCGCCGTTAAAGATAACTCTTGTCATTATAGGTTGGTTACTGTAACCGCTCCTGTAATTTGTCCTGACACTTCCGCAGTCACGGCACCATCATTGGCCGCCGACACTTCAAATGAAGTAACGATCATTTCGCCTGATAGTTTCTGACCCGTTGTCTCACCTGATGGATACAGTTCGATTGAAGCCGCCGCTGATCCTGGTGCTGTCTGTAGCGCCGCCTGGGCCGCGTCACCGTCAACAAAGTATAAACTCATTGAAGCCGTCGCGTTGGTTAGGCCTGGAACGTAAGTCCTAGCCGTGTTGCCCATTGCTGATGTCTCGATGACATCACCAGTGTTTGTTAGTGTGAAAGATATGACTGATGCGATAGTAGTAGCGGAGCCACCAACATCGAACTTGGCCACACCTGATGTGCCTGCGTATGCAGTTGTATTATTTGGCATTAGTTGTCCTCCTCGTTAAAAGGTTTTATGACCTCCGCCTCTGCCTTGGTTATGCGCATCGTGGCTCTCGGTCGTCTTGTTGTTTTAGTTTTGATGATGTTTTTACTCTCTTCTTTGTTAGATGAAGATACAGGTTTTTTGAAAAACACCCAACCTGATCTCAACTTGTCCTGGACCTGTTGATCCGGGACCAATTGTGAATTCCCTTGTTTGTCGTACATCTCTCTCATTATGCGTTACCTCTCTTGTACATGTATTCCACCTCGACGGTGACTATGACCTGTCCTATAGGTGGGTTCCGTTCTATCACTTCAACGTTGGTGACCCTGGTCTCCACGTAGTGCGTGGCCTCCTTGTTGACCGTGATGTTGCGACCCCTTGATCCCTCAAGTGTCTGTTCTATGTTCTCTATGATCTCATTGCGCTTGGTGTCCAGCTCGTTGCCACGCACCCAACACCTCAGTTCCACCTGTAAGATGCCCTGTCGCTCTGACATGCTGACATCTGTGCGTTCCTCGTTGCCGGTGACTATGAGTATGGCCGGATACTGTGTGATGGCCAGTTTCTCGAACTCGAAGAACTCCCTGGTCACCAGACCCGGTGCGGGATCTGACATGTTGATCAGTTGTTCCCTGATGTCCTCCGCTATGCTTTCCCTCGCGCTCATCGTTATCTAACGAGTCGATTGAAATGAGTGGCCTGTTTCTCTGAATTTTCTATTGTCCCACTCGAATCATAATCGTACTCAACTCCATCCTTTAATATCTCTTGGAATTCCGTTGCGAATTTTTCCTTGTAATACATCATCTTCTCCCTGAACACATCTCCATCTGGTGAGAACGTTGACAACCTCGGATATATGTACTCCGCGAACACGTGATACACCGCCGCCTTGGTGAACTGGCTGTAGGTCAACAGGTTGTTGTCCATCTCCGTGTAGGTGCCCGTGGTGATGTCGTATCTTCCATAGGTAGCTCTCGGCCACCATTCTATTCGCAACTTGCGAAGTAGGTCGTTAGTGGTCTTGACGTGTAGGTCTGAGAATGATTGTATGCCGAAGTTTTGGATGTCCGGCTCGTATTCGAGTAGATCGCTGTCTGTCGCGAAATTTGCCATTTGAGTCCTCCTGTAATGGTTCAGTCCAGTCCTTCTGGACGCAGTTATTTATTGGCTGTAGTGATCGATTGTAATAACACATAAAAGAAAAGGGCCCGAAGGCCCTTTCCCATAGATCGAGAGGGTTAGAAGATTATTAGTCTACTAATGCCTCAGATTTGATCTTAACAGCATACGCATCTTTTAGGATAGCGTTACCTCTGGCAGTAGTAGCAACATACTCAGTCGCTCTAGCCGAAGCATCGTACTGTTCTCTTACCACGATAGGTCTCTTAACCACGTGACCGAAAGCCTCTGGTGAGAATATTCCACCAACTGCATCGTTCGCTGAGTCAACACCAACTGATGTAGTCATGAATAACTTACAGTTGTAGATTCTGCCCATGTAAGCAGAAGAACTCAAGATAGAGTCACCCACGTTAGACATAGCAGTTGAACCACCTGAAGCGTAACCAGCCTGTGTTAAAACTTTGGCAACGTTATGGATCGCCGCTGGAGCAAACACACCATAGTAATCACCATCCGCGTCAGTTGGAGCGTTTTGGGCTCTTAACTTGTAGATCGCGTTTAATAATAGGTCTGGAGTAAGGTCTGTTCCACCTGTTCCGATAACGTTAGTTGTTAATGAATCGAATTGTGAGAAAACGTCTGTGTCAACTTTCTCACCAATCGCGTTTCCAAGTATTCTTCCCACGTCAGCCGCAACGTCTCTGCCAGAACTCTCTCTGATAAGATCCGTTAAGTCCGCTCTCACACCAATCTCTGATGCTGTGATCGTTACTGATGTTGGGTTAACACTTGTTTGTGTTGTTAGGTCAAGGCCTTCAGTAAGACCCGAAGCCGCAACTTCTGGGTATACTGGTACTTGGGCAGTAAGACCTGGAGTGCCTGTCATGTCAAAAACTTTTACAAGGCTTCCAGCGATAGATCTCTCTGACGCAGTGAAAACCGCTTCTTGTAAAATGTTCGTTAACAAAGCACCGTGTGTCGATGTAGTATTGATAGCCATTGCTATTCTCCTTTGTTGTTATAGTTTAGAAGAACTTGGGATTTGAGGCAGACTTCTGTCTCATTTCCTTGTAGATCCTTCTGTGTTCTGGATTGTTTAGATCCAATTTTGAAGTATCTAATTCCTGCACTGACTTGTTGTTGGTGTTGGATGTTGATCCTGATCCACTGGGACCTGCTTGGACGAAGTGCGTGTTCTGAGATAAGAACTCGTTCACGTATTGATCCACGCCCATTAATTCTCCAGATTCAGTGTATCTAGGTGTGCCATTGTCTCCAATGACCTCAACGTCACCAGCGTCATTCAATCTGACCTTTTCCTTGACAAGCCTCACGACCTGTTCGGGATTGATGGCCTTGTGTTTGGAAGCACTGTTCAACAATGCACCATCCACCTTGACTGAGTTCAACTGTGAGCGAAGTTGAGAGATATCTTGGTCCTTCTTTTCAGCGGTCTCCCTCAATATCTTTTCAAACTCGCCTCGCTTCTTCTGTTCTTCCAGTTTCATTGCTTCTTCCTTCTGAACAAGTTCACGATAACGTTCAACATCAACATCTTGGAATTTTTTCACCACGTTCGCTTCCGTCTTCTTACGGACCGATGCCATCGCGTTGTTGAATTCCTCAGCAGTGTAGGTTTTTGACACCTCTGTCTCCGGAGTTTGTTGTTTAGAGTCGTTTGCTGTGGCCTCCGTGGCCTCCGCAACTTTGACTTCTGTCTCTTTTGAATCCGACATTAGATTTCCTCCTA